TTAAAAGCAATACCAGAATTAGTCATTAGATATCTAATACCTTCTGCTTTAAAAAAGTATTGCAATGATAAGGCGTCTTTTGCAGTTAAACATTCGATATAAGTTTCAGAGTAAACTAAAAATCTTTGGGCTGTTAAGAATTGTTCTTTTTCTTGCGCCGCAACATGATGTGGATCTGTCATTGCATTTACTTGTATTGAACTTAAAAACGAAGGGTCAGCCCAATCGGCGCAAGAATCTTGGTCAATGCCAACATCATGTGGTACGGGTGCTTCTATTCTACAACTTTCTGCCCAATTAACTAACACAAAAAAGTTGTTTGCTTTGTTTGACACTAAATCTTGGTTAAGTGTAAACCAATTTAGTACACTACGATGTATTGCTCCGTTTGAAGAACCATTTCTCGCAATATTAATGGGAATATGATCCATCATCTTTGCTAATTGATTACCAAAACTTGCTTGACGATTGTCTGGACTAGATAGTGTACCATCAATTTCTGAACCTGCGGCGTGACTACACCCCGCAATCAACATATAATTTGCCATGTATTAAAATGCCTTTAAAATAATCATTTGATCGTTGAATCGACCTTTGGGTTGAACACCTACTGCTTTGATATCATCAAAGAATTTGCGTGCCGCGGGCTTACTGCCCATAATCTCTTTAATTTGTTCTTTGGGTTTACGTAATGTTTTAATTGCACTTTTAGACTTGTCAAATCCATACAAAGTGTTACCCTTTACAAACATTTCTCCTGCCATTTCTTCTGCAATATAGTGATGCAATTTACGTTTAGCAGTATCATAACACCAGGCTTCTTTAGACATATGGAGTTCTGCTGGTCTAATGCTTTCTAGTTTAAGTTTTGTTGCTTCACACTCAAAACGTTTCTGATACTTTAACTTCTGTGTTGCTTTCTCAGGAGTGATAGGCTTAGTCTTACGTTTTGCCCTATTTTTAATCTTAAGAGATTGATATGAATTTAGTACACCAATCATAGTATCATATGCACCTATGATATTTTTAATTTTTCTTTTAGTTAAATGATTGTATGCTTCAACTAACTGTTCATCCTTACCTTCAATAACTTCTTTGAATTCTTTTTGTTCTCTTGTGTAACTTTCAACTAATTTAGGAATATGATTGGGTAAAGGATTGTATGAATTTAGCACTCGCATAATTGCTGTATTAAATTTAGCATCGGCCTTTATTTCATCTTCAAAGAACTGATCCATAATACCATCAATCTCTCCACCTGCTTCCATTAATTTATTAAGCATGACTTCTTGTATAGAGGGACGATTAGGTTTATCTTTTGCCTTTTCTTCTTTGACTTTAGCAATTTTGGCTCCCTTTACAAGCCATTCTTCTTTAAGTTTGACGATGTGGTCCCAGTGACTTTGTGGTGCGTACCCAACTTTGTTTAAGAAAAATATTGTTGCACCAGTAGAATTAAAGTTCCAGTCTGGGTTTCTCAGAATAACGTCTAGTTCTTCAGCAGTGTAGCCCGAATCTTTTTTCATCCAAGTCTTGCACTGTAATAGTCGTTTCTTGTCACTAATTTCAGTACGAATAAAATATTGACAATCTTGGAATGCTTTAGTGCGTTCCCCTTCGTCTACAATATCCTTGTATTTTTCCCAGTTTGGTTCAGGTGTCAGATAAACTGTTTTTTGCTTTCGTCTAGCCATTTGATCCCTTATAAATTTTAATGTTCATACTTAGTGTTCGCATTATACATTAAATAATTTTTTGTTTCAACCTTTTATTTACCCAAATTCTTTGTCTCATTGTATTGAGATAAATATATATATGCCAAGATTAAGTTTATACCGGGAACAGAAACAAAACGACTACCGTTTTTTAGACAGAAGTATTTCTGAACAATTGACTGTTGGCGGTACTGACCTCTATATACATAAATATGCTGGACCGTTGGATCAAGGGCCGTCTAATGATTTTACACAGCCTCAGTACAGTTCTATGGACCCGACAAATATACAAGATTTGCTGTTCTTAGAGAACAGAGATCGAAAATATGAGAAGGATATTTATCGATTACGGGGCCATTATAATGTACAAAACTTAGACTTTGATCTTAGTCAGTTCGGCTTATTCTTAAGTAATGACACTATTTTTATTAACGTGCATTACAATGACATGATCGATATCATAGGCAGAAAATTAATGGTCGGTGATGTTATTGAATTACCTCACTTATTAGATTACAATCCATTAGACGATAATCCAACTGAATTTCCAGTAGCACTAAAAAGATTCTATCAAGTTACAGATGCTAACTATGGTAGTGAAGGTTTTTCACAAACATGGTATCCTCATCTATGGCGTATCAAATGTGAGAAACTAGTAGACAGCCAAGAGTTTGCAGACATCTTACGTCAACCAACTGACAAAGACAATTACTTAGGTGATTGGGACAAAGACAAACTATACCCTGCAGGATATACAATGACGTTTGGTGATAAAAACTATATCGCATTGCAAGAAGTACCAGCAGGAACAAAACCCGGGGATACTGATCCAGATCCGTATTGGGAACTTGATACAGGTAAAACACTTAAAGATGTATTGGGTCGATACAATGAAAATGTTAGAATCAATGATGCTAATTTAAAAGAAGCGGCACGTATTGTACCGAAAGCAGGTTATGATACATCTAATTTATATGTTGTTCCTGGTTATGGTATTTTTGAACAAAATGGAATACCATCTAATAAAGAAAATCAACCCGCACCTCCTGTCGATGTACGTTCATTTATGCCTGGCAACAGTCCACTAAGTGCGACTGGTGAAGTCATTACTATGAAAAGTGACAAATACAAGTATGAGTCTAGTGGTATAAGAATACCAAAAGAAGTTATGGATGTTATGCAAGCCAGACATGGTGAACAGGACATAGATTTAGAAGCAATGATAGCAAAGTTTGTACAAGCAAACTTATCAATTGCAGTTGAAGCACCTGAAATGTCATCAACAGGTTCAGGGCAGATGGAAGGAACAAAACTTCTAACAGTTAATATTTCAGGACCTGTAACGGGCCCGTATGGTACTGCTGATAATACTTACGCAACAGCAGACCAAGATCCAACAGCGGCAGGGTTTACAGGTACAGAACCTTATGGTCCAAATACAATGGACTATCGTGCTGACTGTGATCCTCGTTTTCAATACATAGCAAGATATACTCCACGTGACTTTGGTTACACGTCAGGATATTTAAGTGGTGACGGTACTCCACCAAACGGTTTACCCGCAGGCGCAGGTATTTCGTTCCCGGCGAGTCCACAAGTAGGAGATTATTTCTTGCGTATAGATTATACACCTAATGTTTTATATCGTTGGTCAGGTACTCTTTGGTTGAGAGTGAGTGAAGATGTAAGAACAACAACTGGATATACTTCAGAAGATACTTCGCAACTTTCAGGCTTCATAAATAACGATGCGAATATATTTAGTAATAACGATGGAGCAAACATATCGTCTGCACAAGGGCTAAGTGGTATCTTAGACATAGCACCTGATAACAATCCACCAAGTGACGGAACCTAATGGCACAATATTTTTACGACAATCAGATAAGAAGATTTTTATTACAGTTTGCTAAAATTTTTAGTAATTGGTATGTAACGGCAGGAAATGATCCGAACGGTAATCCTATACTTGTTAGAGTACCTATTCAATATGGAGATGCAAGTAGACAAGCATCAACAATTATAGCAAATAACTCTGCAAGTAATCTACCGTCAGCACCTTTAATAACTTATTTTATTAATGGATTAGAATATGATCAAAGACGTACACAAGAGCCTTACTTTGTAGAGAAACAGAATGTACGTCAAAGAGACTATGATCCAACTACAGCCGCATATGGAGAAACACAGGGTCAAGCATTTACTGTTGAAAAGTTGATGCCAGTTCCGTATACACTTAGACTACAAGTAGACTTTTGGACAACTAACTATCAACAAAAATTAGAATTAATTGAACAGTTAGGTACACTATTCAATCCATCATTAGAAATTCAGAACACTGATAACTTTATTGATTGGACATCATTAACAGTTGTTTATCAGGACGGTCTTACATTCTCATCTCGTACTATACCACAAGGAACAGGAAATCCAATTGATGTTATGTCATGGAAGTTCTATTTACCTATGTGGTTAACAACATCCGCTAAACTTAAAAAGTATGGTGTTATTAACAAGATTATTACTTCTATCTTTGAGGGTAAGACTCAACAAGATATGCAAGATGATGACTTGTTATTAGGTACAAGACAAAAAATATCTCCATATGGATATCAAGTGTTATTCATAGGCAATTCATTGCAGTTACTACCACAAGATCAACCAGATCAGCCTTCTAATTTTTCATTAGACAAACCAGTTAATCCAGACACTGATTTATATTGGACATCTATCTTAAACATGTATGGTGCATACCGTGGAGGTATCTCACAAGTTGCACTACAAAATCCATATATGGATACAGAGATTATGGGTACGATTGTTGTTGACCCACTAGATGATCGTTATTTAATTTATAATGTGGATGCAGATACGTTACCACAAAACACATTAGATCCTGTGACAGCAGTTATTAATCCTCAAGTATCAGGACCAAATAACGGATTACCTGGACCTATTCCTAACATCAGATATCTGTTAACACAAGATATTGGATCTGATACTTCATCGTGGGGTACGATAATAGGTAGTCAAACAGGTACATCAGTATTACCTGAATCACAAGTTGCAACTACAATGACTCCCGGCACATTATATCAGATTGCTACTATAGGCACAACTGACTTTAGATTTTATGGTGCACCAAATAATACTATAGGTACTCAGTTTACAATGAACAATGTACAACCAGAGGGTACCGGAACAGTATACACTGTTGTAGAAGCAAAAGCAAATGACATCATACAGTTTAATGCAGATATTATGACTTGGTTTATCGCATTTGATTCTAGTATCAACAAAGATGAACTTGAGTATGTTACTAACTTAACAACAGAAATTCAATATCGATGGGCGGCCACTCCACCTGATTCAGTTCAACCTGGATTACCTGCTCAATGGATGAAATCTTATGAAGGTTATTATAATGAAGGTGATTACAGTATAGTTATTTAAAGGCTACCCTGTAGCCTACTAAATAATTGTATGGCAATCATTATTAATCAATCAGCCGGTATTTTCTTTTACTGCAAATCAACTGCACGATCATTGTATCTACTACGCAACGAGTCTAAGAATCCTACTTGGTCTATTCCCGGTGGCAAGATTGAAAAAAATGAAACATTGCTAGTTGGATTAAAACGAGAATGTATGGAAGAAATTTCATATTGGAAAGATGATTTTAAGTTAGTTCCTGTACAGAAATTTGTTAATAACACATTTGCATATCATACGTTTTTTTGTGAAGTAGAAAAAGAATTCATGCCCATTTTAAATGACGAACATTCTGGGTATGCTTGGGTAGGTAGTGACAAATACCCAAAACCTTTACACCCCGGATTGTTCTCTACTATCAATATAGATAATGTAGTAGACAAGTTATCTAGTCTAAAGAACTTATAGAAAGCCCTCAGAGACGTTCTAAGACGCATAGTTTACTTTTATACATAGATAGATGTCATTGATCAATGTTGCTCAGAGGGCGATTTATAGAGTCTTAGAAGTATACCCAAAAAGAAAGGGTGACTAGCACCCCTTCTCAATCTAAATAAATTTAGTGTGACATCCAGAACTCAACGACCGAGTATCCGAGTGTTCCTGCTACCATACCTGCTCCGATAAGCATCCATCTCCAACGTTCTAAGGCTGTAATTTTAATAGCCATTTCATCGTGTGATGCTTGATTTGATTTTTGAAAATCAATCAACATCTTGTGAGTTGATGCGTTACCTTCTCTAATTAGGTCAGTATTAGTTTTAATATCTGACCTAACATCCTTTAGTGCAGTATCGAATTTCTCGTCCAAGTTTTTAAATTCCACTTTGAGAACTGCAATATCAGTATCGTACTGTTGTAATTGCTTTTGTGCGTTACTCTGTGCCATTTAAAAGTACTCCTTTTCCTTATGCTGATGGAAGTTGAATAACTGGTTTTGAAGAACCGGCTAATGGAGTACCTACGATTGATTCAAACGTTGCCTGCATGCCAGTCTGATCATCCTGCGTATAGTCTGATCCACTATCATTAGTAAATGCTAAACCATTAACATCAGATACAGATTCGATATAAGAAGTCGCCGCATTGTCATATGTACCTTCAATGCTCATTTCACCTGCAAGTAAATCTGCTTGTGCTTTTTTAACCATTGTGCAGATACCTGATCTTGTGCCTGCCGCGTTGCTTACTAAGTACTTTCTTTTACCTTTTTGACGTTTGATATAAACTGCTTCGTCATTAGATCCAAGTACTGTAATTTCACTCTTTGTAAATGTTGCTACTGCACTTAAGTCTAATTTTTCAATGTTTGCAGTTGATACAACAGTTGTTGTTGTCAATGCTAATGCTGGTCCACCTAATGTTGCTGAAACACTGAAAGTTGATCCACTATCAATTGTTTTAACAAAGTAAGTAGTATTTGCTGTTAATCCACCAATGTCTGCACCAAAGTAAATTGGAGCATTTAGATCAAAGTCTGCTGTTGCAGTTACTGTGATTAAGTCTGTTGTTGCATCTGAACTTGCTGTTGGTGTTGACACTACTGCTAATGCAGAGACTGTGCCTAATGGTACGTTAGCACCGTTTGATGCATATGATACTGTACCTGTTCCAGCGCCTGCGCCAGTTGCTACGAATACTTCACCTAAGTTAGCACCTGTTGCACCCATTGCGATCCATTGTGCCGCAGATGTACCAAGTGTATTGTCGATTACATAAGTAACGCCAGTAACTAAAGCACCTACTGTGAATGGCTTGTTGTCGCCTGTGAATGAAAGTTGCTCACCTACTGATACGTTAGTAGTAAAGTCTGCATCTTTGTCTCCGTATACATCAGTTGTTGCTGTGTTGAACCAAAACTTTCCAGGTTGTGTTACAGCAATTGCACCAAATGCAGTTAACTGTTTACCTTGTTGTGCAGTATCTCCGCCGACTACGCCCATATCTTGTGGTGTGTCAGATGGATATCCTTCACCGACTTGGTTAACACTTAAGTTAACACTTCCGCCAGATGTAGTTGTTAGTGTTGGTGAGACTTGAGGTTGTACTGAAGGATCAGAATTCAATGCAGTAAAAGTAGTTGCATTAATTACTTCGTTTACAAAGTATGTAGTTCCGCCAGTTAATCCACCTACTGTTGAAGCAGGGACAAATCTGTCACCGATTGTTAATCCAGTAGTAGAATCTACTGTGATTACGTTTGTAGTTGCAGTCGTATCGGATAATACCGGTAAGGCTGAAACCTTTGCTATTTTTAATTTATTCGCCATTTTATTTCTCCTAATAATTATAGTTGACGTTCTAGGTCACACGTTCGGTGGGAATAAGCACCGCATGAGATTGTTTATCGAACTCGACAAACGAGAACAATCATATGTATTTATAGTTTTTACGTAAAAAGGGAGTTTAGAGGCGACCGACTGCTACTTCAATAATTGACAATTCTTTGCTAGTTTTGTCTTCAATAGCCTTACCTAATGTCATACCTGGATGCATAATTGTAGCAACATGATACCAAGCAGTTGCACCACCTTGTCCATCACTTACCATGACATCACCCTTTTCACATGTATCTGTTACTTTACATGGTACTCGACCTTGTAATGCTACTGCGACTGGAATGCCTGAGCATCCTTGATTCATAATATATGCTGGATTTGTTGACACGATACCTGCTACTCGTCTGCTACCTTTTACATCAGAGACATGAACTTCTTCAGTACCACCAAAGCATACTACAGTACCTACTTCATAGGCTTCTTCACCTTTATAGTACTCAGCCAAGTCAGCATATGTTGATTCTAATCTGGATCCTGCTGTTAGTGTCCAATTACCTGTGATCGAACCTGCTGTTGTATTTGCACCAGTAGTCAACGTATCTGCTGTAAGAGTGCCTGCAAGTACATCTAATGCTCCACTAACAGTTAATGATGTTAAAGTACCCGTGCTTGTAATATTAGGTTGTGCGGCTGTTGTTACTGTACCGGCAGTTGTTGCACTTGATACAGTCCCACTTACGTTAGCACCTGCTACTGAATTTGCAACTGCGGCAAAGCCAACTTCACCTGTTACATTGGCGCCAGTTAAAGCAGTTAAGTTTGCTCCATCACCTGATACATATGTGAATACTCCACCTGTTGCATTAACATTACCTGCTCCAACATTTGCAGAGACAGTTAATGATGAGAGTGTACCAACACTAGTAATATTTGCTTGTGCGGCACCTGATACAGTACTTGCTACTGATGCTAATGCTACAGTACCTGATACATTTGCGCCAGCAACTGCATTAGCAGTAGCGGCAAAGTTAACTTGACCTGCAACGTTTACTCCTTGCACATTTGAAATGTTACCGGCATCTCCTGATAGAATACCTACAACGTTTCCTATAAACTGATCTGCTGTTACTCTATTAGTAAATGTTGTATGAGTTGCGTTTGATGTAATTTCTTGGAAGCCTAATGTGATAGACGATCCTGATAGATATAAATCTCTGAATCTATTTGTATTGTTTCCTAAATCATATGTTACATTTGCATCAGGAGTAATATCTCCTGCTACTTCTAAACTTGTAAGTGTCCCTAAACTTGTAACATTTGGTTGTGCGGCTGTTGTTAATGTGCCAGTCAATGTTGAACCTGAGACATCATATGTTGCTTCAACATTACCTGCTACGAATTTTGCATTAGCAGTATCAAAAGTATAACTACCACTTACGTTAAGTGGTTTATTACCAGTTGCAGAAGTAGATACTAATGCCGGGAAATAATTACCTGTAGTAAGATTACCTACTACACTATTGTCTGCTACATTAGCATAATCAACATTTAAATTTGCTACACGTGTTGTAGAGTCTACGACAATAGGTGTCGTACCTGTTGCAACATTAGAAAATATTCTGGCTGCATTTAAATTTGTTGTATTGATATTTGTAGATACATTTGCATTACCAGTAATAGTTAAAGTTTTGTTTGAACTAAAGTCCCAAACAAAATCTCCGTCACCATCGATAACACCTGAGTTGTTATATTGAATACTTGTATTACTACCTTGAGCCGCTGATGTACCGCCACCGCCTATTGAGGCGACTGCTCTACCACCAACACCATATACATTTGCTGTTAGTCCTGTTGTTGTACCGATCGGCTTTTCAGGTCCTGCTACACCATTTGCATAGATAGTATCAGAAAGTACAATAGTTGTTGTTGTCGGTAATGCATTAACATAATAAGTAGATGTAGTATCGATCAATGACGTTGCACTATCCATATTACCTGTAAATCTAACAGGGTCATTTAATGAAAAGACTTGTGAATTACCAACTGTAACTCTTTTATTAGATGTATCTGTTGATGCAACACTTGAAAATGCATAATCAGTAAATGCAGAAGTGTCTACTGGAGTGGTTAATGTTGTATCAGAATATAATGAGAATGTTGTTGAACTCAAAACGTTAGCATAATATGTGCCACCGTTTAATTGAGTCATGCCAACTGCGCCAGTGATTGTAACTTCTTGTCCTGATGTTAAAAAGTTTTCTGTTGATGAAGTAATAACACCCGGGTTTGCTTGTGATACATCTTCTATGTATGCTGTGATTGTTCCTTTAGGGGTCCAAGATAAATTACCTAGTCCATCTGTTTCAATTGTATAACCAACTGAACCACCGTCGATTTGAACATTACTAATCTCTCCTAGATCAACTAACCCACCGGCGTCTCCACCTCTATTGACCCAGTTAGTACCATCAAATGCTAAGACTTGTCCATCTGAATTGGCTGCTGTGTTTGCATCAATGCTTATATTTAGATTACCATAAGCACCGTCGATTTGACTAAATGTAATATCAGAATATGAAGTCAATACTTCAATATTTTCTAATCCACTCGTTGTTTTTCCAATAAAGACTCTTTTTGCATCACTGGCAAAACCGATTTCTGCTTCGTCTAATTGTGGTAAATCAACTAAGTTACCAGCCCTTTGTTGAATTTTAGAGATTTGTATAATGCTCATAAGTCTAATCTTTTCCTTTGATTATACTTATTTATCATTGATTTTAAATCAATGTAGCCTTTTACTAGATGTACTTTGTGTAGTATTCCTCTAACTTCTTAAGCCATTGTTGGTGATACTTGTCGAACTCGTTACCTTCTACGATAAACTCTTGGTATTCGTAGTCTTTGCTACACATAAACACAACACCTTTCTTAATATTTGTGCCGTATAGTTCATTGTGTGCATCTGCATAAGCCGCTAATTGAATAAAGTAATCGTCAATCCATTCACGTTTCTTAGGTCGATTAGTTTGTTTGTGATCCATGATTGCTTCATCACCTTTGTGCAAACCAACTAAGTCAGTTGTACCTGCATAGATTTCAGGATAGTATAATGTTACTTCAGTTCCCCAAAATTCTTCACAATTAACAAGACCTTTATCAATAATTTCTTGTGCCATAATATGACTTTGTTTGCTGTATGGATTCGATCCGTACTGCCCCATGTCACCGGTATCACTTAGTACATAGTTTTCTAACCATTTATGCATACGTGTTCCGCGCCCTGCGGCTTCAGTAGTGATCTCTTGTGCTTTAGCATAGCCAACTCTTTTACGCCATTCTTGTAATCCTTTTTTCTTTTCTTCTGATTGTGTAGCAGATAAAACAGTTGTTACACTAGGGAGTTTGCCTCCGTCTGGTGTAAGATATTTACGTGAACCGTCAAAGTTTTTCTTTTTTAATTCTTGGTATGGATATTTTTGTGTTATCATTATGGCCTCAATTGATCCGTTTCTGGTTTTCCTGCCCAGTTTTTATTTAAATAGTCTAATCCTAATTCATGGAAGTAATATACGTTTCTAGCAAAGTCAAGTGGATAATAATTCGTAGGATTGTGATGACTAGACTTTATATCTTCTTCTGATTGTGGAGTATGTATTAAAATATCATGTAATTTAGCATGTGTAGATTCAACAACTTCAATATCATTATAACGTTTTTTTATTTCTTTCCAAATATAATCTGCGAGATGTTTGTGTCCTTCTACTGTTTCATGTAAGCAAGGTGTCTTTTCAAAATCTTGTGTTACTTCATTAAAATTTTGTAGTTTTCCTAGATGCAAGTTTAATTCGTTTGCTAAAATTGTTTCATGCTTTTCAATAAAATCATTTACTATTGACCCAGTGACTGGCATATAATCACTCATTAAATGAGGTATATTATTAGCATCCAATATACTATTAATACTTGCCCAACGATGTAATTTATCTTGTTCCATTAAACAATAATAGTGATCGTCAGAATTTATAATTATTTCTTTTTCTAACTGCGAGTGAGTTGCGTATCCATCAACAATATAGAATTGGTGCATGTTCTGACCATCAGCAGTTTTTGATATGTAACATTCTCTACGTGATGATTGTGAATATGCATGTATGTAAAAGGGATTGTTATCATGCAAAAGGTCTTGGTAGAAGTATTGCATTGTTCTGCGAAAAATTGCTTGATTTCCTTGCCCGGGTAAAGCAAGATTGACTAATGGAACTCCTAACCGCTCTGCAATAATAGAAGCCCAACAGTCCTTGATCGGATCTGAGATTCCATGTCCGTATGTGTAACTACAACCGTTAACGACTAAGTGTGATATTTTTAGATTCAAATTGTAAAACTCTCTCCACAACCACAACGTGCTTTCTCTAATGGATTAATGAATTCAAAACCTTCATTAAGTCCATTCTTTTGATAGTCAACTGTGATTCCTTCAAGTATGTCATTAGCCTTTGGGTCAATTAGTATTGAAAACCCTTCATATTCATTATGAATGTCTTCTTCGTTGATTTTGTCTGCAAACTCAAGTTTATACGCATAACCACTACACCCTGTAGTTTCGATACCTATGCGAATACCAACACCTTTACCACGTTTGGCTAGATGTGATTTGATTTTATCTTTTGCAATTTCTGTAACTTCCATACTTGTATTTAACACCTCAATATGATATTATAAAGTATTTCTTATTACTAGTCTAGTGAATTGGGTTTATATTTTGAATGCGCCGCGGTCTTTTTTCATAGCAGATTTTGCCATTTTATCGACGGTCTTTTCACTGTCTGATTCTTTGTCTTGTCCAGGTTGAATATTGACAGGCTCATGTCCTTTGAAGACTACTTTATCACCTTGTATATTTGATATAACACTTTTAAGAAGAGGTTTCTCCATCATTTTGTATAAGTCTTGTATGTCAAGTATGATATCGTTGTCTTGGAATGTGTCGAGTAATTGATCAACTGTATAATTATCAGGATCAATGGATCCGTCTTCTACGTGTTGTTGTAATTGATTAGAAACAGCAACAATGCTGGCTGCCATTGCATTGCTGTCCTGAGCATCGACAAACTCGTAAAGCCTCATGTGCTTTACCTTTTTGCTCTACCGACTGGTCCTGTTGATACGTCTACGTCTACGTCTTCAATGTCACCGACAACTGCGTCAGGGGCGCCTATGTCAATATCATCTGTTCCCATATCGCCTGTTACATCAATTGCTGGGTCAGAAACATCCATGCTGTTAACACCGACTTCGCCGTCGCCTAGTCCTGTATCTACGTCACCGTCGAATGCATCTACTGTTTGTCCACCTGTAACACCTGCTAATGCTTGATCAAGTTGTCCTTTGACTGATACTAAACACTGATTCAATTCTGCAAGTGCTTGTCCTGCTGTTTGATCAAATGCTTGTGCTTCGTTAACACCAATTTCTGTTTGAACAGAGTCAACTAGTGCTGGCATCTCTTTGACCATCATGTCTGAGATTTCTTCTAGCATTTTTTGTACTGAATCAACCATGTCCTGTGCGGCTAAGATAACTTGTGATCTGTTAACTTCTTCGTTTTCAGTGATTACCGAAGTTCTTGGCGCAGAAGGAGCAATCTTATAATGCTCTTTAAGGGCTTGTTCTACAAACACTAATTTCATGTATGCAGGATATTCAGCACCAAAGTTTTTAGATTCTTTTGCTTCAGCAATTAAACCTTTTACTTTGTTATGCATTGTTTGAGTTTGTATTTTGTTCAAGCCTTTGATATTGAAATCAACTTCAAAATTTTCTTTTAAAGCCTTGACTGCAACTTCTTGCTTATTTAAATCATTAAGTTTCATATTAATTTCCTAGTAATCTGTCGTAGATATAATGTATTTATCTTGTTTCATAGAATTTCTGGATCCTCTAACACGTTTCTTTTTGTGATCTTCAAAGATTCTACGTTGTTGTTCTTTAGAAGTATTTATGAGTCTTTCTAAGTTATACACAATTTGTTTTTTGCGTCCTAAATCATCTTGTAATTTGGTCAATTGTATTAGTCTATGATCTAACGGTTTTGCTGTACTTTTATATCCCCGTGTATGAACTGCGATATCTAAATTAATTGATGCCATTTTACCATCAAGGTTGTAAACGTCAACTGCTTGTTGACTACTAGAATTATGAGCAAACACACAATATGCCATTGCGTTCCTAGCATTTATAAATTCATATGATGTTTCATCACCAGGTGTTGATACAGTAAACAAATTAGTTGTTGCATCCTGTCGTATTCTATATTTGCCAAAGGCTTTAATGCCAGACCTATCGTTACTAATATAAAGACTTTTTAATTCTTTAATTAGTTCTCCCTTAAACATTTGTTTAATTTTATTACGAGCATCTTCTACATTAGTTTTCTTTTTCATACAGTCTCCATAAAGTATATATTTTTTAATTCAGGTGTGGTATCTAAAAAATTAGGTAAATCTATGCTTTCTGTTTTGCATTTAATCATAGGTACTTCATGGCAATCTTTTATAAGATAACCTAAAGGATCTAAATCATCATTAAACACTGAATTGTTTTGTACTTTAAAATCAAATTTCCAATAATAAAAATTTTTTATGTTTTTGTCTATTAAAAATCCAAATGCAGATGTGTCTGTATTGTCTTCTATTCTGTGAGGGTAATGTAATATTTCTGGGTTGCCTCGTAAACTTATACACTGTAATATAGTGTCAAAGTTTGCTTGTGAATTTCTTTGAATGTTCCATAACTCAACATTATCTCCCACAGGCTTTGATCTGTTGAGAACATTAGTATGAGTAATGTCAAACAATGTAAAACAAGTTATGGTTTTCATAGTACTATTTAGTAGCCAAAAAAAAGCCTCTAATAAAAGAGGCTTTTTAATTCGTTAACTAAAACTTAGTTAGTGAATGTTGCTGAAGCAGTAACTGTAGACGTTCCACCTGTAGCCGCATCGATTGCTGAAGCCAAAGTAGTTGTGTCCCAAGCGCCAGTAGGATATACTGCGATTGCTAAGTTATCTGTTGCATCATTAGTGAACTCATAGATGTAAACAATTGCTTTTTGCTGAATTGTTAACATAGAGATGTTTGCTAATGTAGTGTTAGCCGCGATATCTGCTAATTCGATATCAAAGAAGTCTAACTTAGGTCCTTGAGGCTGAACTGTGCTGCCTGAAGAAACTGCGTTTACTCCTGGGTTTGAGTATCCAGTTGCGTCTAAACGTAATACTGGATAAAAGTCACCATTTGCTCTTGTAAATTGTGCCATTTTTCTATTCCTTTTTTGTAAGACTCGTTCCGAGTCTGTAATATTTGTTGTCCCTCACCATGAGGTTCATACTAATATTTAGTCCTTTGTAAGAAAAATGCGGTGATATATTACTTTGCGGCTAGATTTTGAGCAGAAAAGCCCATTCGATTGACAAACTTGAGTCCATTAGCAACGAACCCTTCATGTGTTTCACTGCCATCATCTAAGTATCCTTTGACAGGACTAGACTCTGCGGCTTTGTCTAATTGATCTACAATGTTTTGTTTTAAATTATACAATGCTATCCAAATCTTAAATGCACCCATTACACCCTCTTTGTGTGTACTGAAATGGTTAGTAATCTTTTGTCTCATCGAATCTGTCATTGGACGTTGCTCTACGAATTGTATAAAATCATTATACAAGTTTGATAAATCTTTTGAAACAATCTTTTTATTAATAAAGACTGTAAACAAAGAGTTAAATGCATTACGTGCCTGTGGCGCTGAATTCATTAAGATACGAACATCATTGCCGTGTTTAGCAATCTCTGATTCTGCTTGTGATTGCAACTTAGTAGGCATTTTTATCTTTGGTGTAATCGGCATTTTACTAGGAACGATTGCTACATCACTGTTGTTATGTAAGTTGCCAATTGTACCATCTAATGATGATGATTCGTCTGTTGTTTCAGCATTGACTGGGATAAATGTATGTACACCTATGCCAGCAGTTTTACCACTTAGCATGTGTCCAACTTCACTATCTGCTTTAACTTTATATGCGATACCGTTTGGATTCATTTTAAATGAATAATACCCATCTTGGTCTTGTAAAGGTTTAGCAAACAATAAGTCTCCCCAATAGTAACCTAATGTTCCTCTATCTGCTTTGTCTAAGCCGTCCCAAATACTATCAATGATGTTGTACAAGTCTCCTCGATCAACACCTCTGTTCTTATCATACTGTCTGAATTCTTGTGGTGAAAAGACTTGTCTTCCTGTACCGTCTTTCTTATTGAACATGTGCTTATCCATGATAGAAAATCTACCTTTCTGATCACGTCCAAATATAAGAGCAGGGTAACCGTCCCACTTAATTGTAATTGTACCGGGTGTTGCAATAGTTTTTTCCATTGCACTGATTGCTTGTTTGGCTCCTTCAACATCTCCCAAAAATACTAAATCTTCTGGATGATCCAAGTGCCCTTTTGCTTCGACTAAATTGATTTTTTCTAATGTACGTAAAGTATTAGATAATGATTCACTGAGGTTCATTGTTACCTCGTTTGCAGTGATGGTATTTTTTCTGCTCTAATTGCTGATTGAGTTTTAGATTCTTTAACAGGCTCGGCTTTTGTGTTAGGTGCAAGTTCTGATTTATAAAACGTTTTAGGATCCATCGCATACATTTTTGAATACTTCTGTTGTTCTTCTGTTGATAATGGAACACCACTAGAATTGGTCCATTGTTTACCGTTATAAAAATATTCTTTTCCGCCAGCATCTTTAATTGCTATGCCTGCAGGTATCTGTACAGGCTTTGGTGTTTCTTTTGATTTTATTTCAGGATTTGCACCTTGTGCTTGTACTGATTTTTGTATTACTTCTGCACCTGGTGCATTCTTTGCTCCTGCTGGTGTAACGCCTACAGTAGATGTTGCCGCCCAAGCACCGTCTGCTAGTTGGATTAAAATATTTCTGTTAATATTTGGCTTAGATGGATTTTTTGAATTGTTATATTCATGTTCTAAGTTATCAATAATGTTATATAGTACATCTTTACTTTTTGTGTAGTCTACATTTTGCATCCACTGTCCAAACCAGTCTTTTATAAACACACCAAGCATTCTTCCACCTGCTTGTTCTACGTCTGTTTCTTTTGATTGTTCGTCTATGATATTTTCTAAGATTATATTCATTTCGACAAACTTGACCCATTCAGTAAGATTACCGTTCCAACCTGGGTATGCTCTTTTGATTTCTTGTGTAGTCAACCCTTTATCAATTAAATCTTTGATACTATATTGTTGCCATTTCATTTTACGTTTAGTAGGTACTTTAGGCTTGTTAAAGCCGTCTGTTTCTTTACCGAAATCTGATGTATCAGATTTGTACTCGCCGTACTTTTCATGTCCTTTCATTTTAGGATTAAACATTCTTCTCATTTTTTCTTGGAAGCCAGGCATTAAACGTTGCTTGTTATTTGGATCCATGTTTCCTTGAGAATCTGGATTGTCATCATCACCAGTCACTGAACTTGTAGGTACGGGAGGATTGATCAGTCCAGATTTAAGACCTGAATCGATTGTACTTAACGCATCACTAACAAAGTCTTGTACAAACAATTTGTATGCTAATTTATCTTGTTTTGTTAGTCCTCCCCTAAGTCCTAGACTAGGTGCTTTTACTGTAGGACCGCCTGTGCCGCCCATGCCACCCTGACCTCGAGTTTTTTTATCGCCGAACATCCAGTCGCCTAATTTATTTTCGTTGATAATGACTTCATTGAACTTCATTAATACTTATCCTTGATACTTTTTAATCGTTTTTGAAAAACGACTCTTGTCTCTGCCTCGGATAGCACTTAGCAGTTTCTTTTCTAATTGATCAGCCTGAACGTCATCATAGTTGCGTTGTATAAACTCAATTAAATTTACCGCACTAGTAATGATATTGTTACCGCGAGACTCAACAATATGAGGAATGTCTCGGTTGCTACCGAAATTTTCTAGTTCTTCTAAAAGGCTTTTGGTTTTTTTCTGCATAAGTATAATTCCTTACTACTATTTAGTCAATCGTGACCATTTTGGATATTATTTGTCTTTTAAAGTATTCAATAATGACTTAAGTTTTGTACTTTGAACATCACCATTTACTTTCTTTTGCTCTGTATCAACTTGCTCGTCTACTATTTGATCAGTTACTCCTACTTGTGATGTTGTTTTAAATTTATCCATGATTGATTGTGCAGATGGTTGTGATGTATTATGTGTTGGTGCATTAGTACCTGGGTCTGTGATACGTAAAGTTTCAATATCAAATGCTAATTCTACTTTTTGTCCTACCCCTGAACTTGATCTTGTCTTCATTAACTGAATCTGATACTGCCCACGTTCTCTCATGCTACGTGATGTAAAGATACCAAACACATTATCTGCTGTATTAATCTTACTGATACCACCTGAGATATGACTGTGATCAAATTCGATTTCATCAACTGAACTTCTGTTTAACTGTGATGCAGTTACAAAAACTATGTCTAATTCTTTTGCCAAGTTACGTAATTCTTCTGAAACATACTTGTCTTTAACAAACAAGTCACTAGGACTTACTTTGGCACTTACAGGCATTAACAAATCCAAATAGTCAACACACATAAAGTCTAGTTTCTTACCTGTTTGTATTTGTAGTTCTCTTGTATATGCTCTAAGATCATTAACTGTAGACTGTGCCGGCATATATTTAATTTGAAAATTACCAGATGCTTTTTGTTTCATCTTTACTTTCATTTCAACATTATCTAAGTCTCTAAACACTTCTTTAGCCTTAGTATCAGTCAACATAGAATCAATACGCATTGCTGATAGTTCTTCACTTAATTCTAATGTAATATATACACCTGATAAACCTTGTTCTACCCAATTAACTGATAGATTTTGCATAAACAATGACTTACCTGAACCCGAACCCCCAGCAAAGATTTGCAGTTCACCTTTATTGAAACCACCATAGAGTTTTTGATCTAAAGAAGCCCAGCCTGTAGATGCTTGACCATTACTTGATTTAAGATGCATAAGACGAGCCCTAGGATCATCAAAGTAATCGATACCTAAATCTCTTTGCAATGATATTTGTACAGCATCTTTGATTAACTTTTCTACAGGATCATAATCACCTTTCTCTAGTAAGTCTGCTGAAGACATGATTGCTCTTTCTAATTCTTGTCTACGAGTAAACGATTCAAACTCAGACATAAACCATTCATAATGTCCATCATCTAAATCAGCAACTGGATCGATTGTTTCTCCTGTTGTTGCTTTGATTTGTGTTGAGTCAGGCAATATTTTATATTGATCTGAATGTTCTCTCATAAATTCTGCAACAGGTCGTAATCTTCTATCAAAGTTCTCTGAGTTAAAGATGTTATTAACCCTAACAAACAACTCTGCGTTTGTTATCATCATTCGCAAGAACAATTCTTGCACTTCTACATTAAATTCTTTTAGCAATTTTATTCCTCATAACTTCTACTTTAATTTTGCTGTTTGTTGCGGAGTCTAATATACTTAGTAATGTATTCAGACGACCGTATTTAATTACAGCATCATTTGCATCTTTGATATCTTCTGACCAATTAGGTAAAGACACATCAAAACCTAGTTCTAATGCTCTTTCACAGATGCCCAATCCTGTTTGATCCTGATCAGGAACAACGATAACACGTTTACCCAATTTATTAATTACAGCAACTTGATTGTCATTAATAGTATCATGTGTTAGTGCTAGTCCATTCATTGAGATTGCATCAAAGATACCTTCAAACACTAAAACAACTTCCCAATTATCTTTCTGTAAATCTGTACCAAATACATATCCTTGTTGTTGATCATTAATGAACTTAGGATTTCTATCGTCCATGAATCTAATTGTACTACCGACTACTTTGTTTTCATATGTGTAAGGAATAATTATACCTTGTGATTGTCTTCCTTCTGCATTAGGATTCACCATAAAAGGATAATCATTATGTTGCAGTCCTCTTCTATTCAAGTAATCGATATACACTTGATGATCTTTGTTTGCAGTGTAAATCAATTCTCCTTCTGGCATTGGTTGTTCTTTAAACTTAGGTAATTTTTGCTGTTTCTTTTTGTGTAGAATAGAATCTAATAAATCTTTGTGCTGAATAGAATGCAAAGACCACTTGTTGATATCTGTATCTGGCATGTTGCACCATGTTAAGAATGAACGAGTTCTTCTACTGATTGCTCTACCTAATTTGAAGCCGCATTTAAAGCCACAATTAAAACAATGATAGTTCCAATCATCGCCATCTGCTTTAATTCCCCCTCGCATTCTTTTATCAGGGTTATGTCCATTATGTTGGCAACAAGGAGCATTAAATGACGTCCAGCCACTTTGCGTTTGTTTCTTTTTGCCTGGGACAATCGTAAGTATATCAAACATATCTGATATTATATACGAAAGAGAGTGTTAAAACAAGTAAACAGGGTAACTTATCTAGCCAAAATAGTAACTATGTTACCCACATTTGATTCAAATTTGATTTTAATAAAAGGATGATACCCTTTAATAGTATAACCTATAGTTCCTGATTGTACAGCACCATTTGCGGCATTGCCATAACGATATGAATTGATGTCATAAAAACTGTCATCAACAAGAGTAGATCCTTGTAGAGTTACATTACCAACATAGTTTGCATAGTCTATTGATGTAGTTAACACAGGACTATCTTGTGTATTAATAATACTTGAAAAGTATGTAACTGCATCTGAATTTGCATTAGCAGTATTTGAAGGGAATGGTTGATCACTTGGTATCGTAACTGTTTGTGATGCTACAAAAGAAGGTAGAATTGAATCTACAATGTTTAAATCTCCTCTAGCTCCTGCTTTAGAATCTACAAAGACAGGTAAATTAAGATTCCCACTTGGCCATTCTAATGAGTAGTAACATTTTTGTGATTCAATGTTTTCTATTTCAGCCGCTGTAGTGTTTAGTTGAAAAATGCCATTGATATCTAGTACTGGAGTCAGTGCTTTTTTCAAAAGGATTTCGGTACCATCTGAGTTAATGGCTCTAAATGATATTTGTTGTTCCGCAGTTGCAATAGATGATAAATCAACCGGCTTCTGTTCCTGATTTAAAAACTGAAACTGTAATTGATTGTCAACACCTTTGTTTAACGTTAATGGCTTTGAATAAACTGGCATATATTTCCTCGGGCTTGTGCCTGACAAAACCACAACGACTTGTCTGACTGTATATGTATATACTGATGTAGTGTAAGACACAAATTTTAATCTCCTATAGAATATATTTATCTCTCAGTGCATTTACCAAGAAATTTGACCATTTTTTTGAGGCATATAAATACAATACAGATATGACAGATTCAAAGAAACCAATCGACTTTTTCGTAAAACTCACAGAGACACACCCCTTTATTTCGGTGCTACAATATGCTGGCCAAGATTTTGTAGGTATCGTTCAAAACCGTGATGATCTTGTGACAACTATATATGATTACGGCGCAATAGTTGATGCAGATAAACGTCTTAAATTTTTAGAATTAGGAGACGTTTGGTGGTGGGAATCTAATCGTCAAATACCTATTCATTTGTTTTTAAAAGCAGAGTGGGCATTGTTTAAACCCTTCTTAAGAACATTCAATAACAAATCGTTAACTTTACTTCACGGACCAATAGTCAGTATGACTGACTTTCAAAAGAAAAGAGTTAAAAGAAAATCGATTACGTTGGTGAAGAGACCTTACTAAGTCTTTTAGCCATCTTAGCAATTTGACGTTTCTTTTTTGCTCTACGTTTCTTAGCCAACTCTAAACTAAGTTTACTCTGAACACGTTCTTCAAATGTAACACCTAACAAATGATCATACTCATGTAAGAACACACGTGCTTGAATGCCTTCTAAGTGTTTTTCTTTAATAACTTCACCGTCAATTTGTTGATAAGTGACTACACATTTTGGTTGTCTTGGAACATGCAACCAAAGATCAGGATAACTTAAACACCCTTCTAAAAATAATTCTTTTTCGCCTTTAAGTTCATCTACTTGAGGATTGATAAAAGCCATTAACTTTTCATCAGTTCCCATAATCAAAATGTTTTTCATTACTCCGCACTGAGGTGCCGCTAAGCCAATACCAGGATGATTAGGATTGAACATAACTTTAGTCATTGCTTTAATAAGTTCAGTTGGATCACCGTCTAGTTTAAAGTCCCATGGTTCGCAAGGTTCCTTTAGTTTAGGATCGTTTTCTGGAATCAGTTGTAGTGTAAGTTCTTCCATTATTTGTTGTGCCTTCCAAATTCATCAAGTAAGTCTTGACCAGTTAATCTTGTCCCAATTATTTCTTTGCGTCCTGACACAATGTACTCTCTTTCGATACTACCGTCATTATATTCTACATCTAAAACACGTAAATCATCACCTGTTCTGTCTGGATTAGTTTCATACCACATTGAAGTAAAGGAATGTGCATGTACCGCTTTAACTCCCTTTGACCACTTTTCGGCTTCTATCATTTGTCTTTGTCTCTCAACGACTTCATCATATTGACTCATCTTGTTCCTCTAATAAATTCATATGCACTACAACTAATTGTGCATATGCCACTGCATGTGATTTTTTAAATGTGTATCCTGTATTACTGTCAATCCACACAGTTTTACTTATCTCTTTCCATGTCTGTCCAATAAGATTTCTTTTTGCTGGACGAATAACAGCCAAGAACATTGCTAATCTTGGAATACTATTAATCGGTTCAGGCATCTTTTGCATTATATCAAACTGTTTGTTTAAATGCAACAACACAGATACGAAATTTCTTTCTTTCAATCGTTCCCAGTTAGGCTCTGTCATAAGACTAATTAAATGTAGTTCATCTTTTACTGCCTTGTAGATGTTAACGTTTAATAAGTCTAACTTGAAGTATCCTCGTTCATCTGCTTCTTTGTAATCTAAGTTGCACATGTCGTTTACAGGATCATAAGGTACATCTGTAATGTATACCCCAGTAGGATGCTTCTTTATTGGATCTTGTTCACGCATCGCCGCAGGAACATGTTTGATTAGTTTAAGTAATTTACTTCTGTCTCCGAAGTCTATGTCAATATCTGACTGTATACTCATTTAAGTCCTGCTTGTTTAAGTTTCTGATATGCACGTTGTACAACTATTGCTTGGTGCTCTGCGTCTTCTACAGCCTTGTGAGACGTTACTGCTTGACCATCTTTAAGAGATACGTTGCAAAGATCATATATTGTTCTTGTGTCTCTAATAGTGTAGAAAGGCCAGGGTATTGGGCTGTCTAATTGCCTAAAGGCATTCTCTGCAACCACAATATCAAAACCAGCACCATTAGACCAAACTGCTCTGCGGTTCCAACAAAATTTATACAGTTGATCCATTGCATCTTTAAACGGAATCCTATCTCTGTCGCCCATTGCTTCATCTATTGCATCCTCACTTTGTTCTCCCCACCACCTTAAAGTATCTGGGTTGATATGTCTATTTAATTCTTCTGTTTGAGAATCTATCTCAGGACGTAGTTCTAGTTTTTCTGCAACTCCATTACCCATAGGATCAAAACGAACAGCACCAATTGTTAGAATAACACAATCTGGATCTGTACTCAGAGTCTCCATATCTATCATTACGTCATTTGCCATTACTACTCCACACGTTATCTTCGTCTTTTATTTCTTCTATTATATCATTTCTGAGGTAATTAATCAATAGAATGGAACGTTTTTTGGGTAAATGCAATGGCATAGTAGAATGCATCAAACGAGTATTATAAAACAAGATACTACCTTTTGGCATGTCATACTGTTCTGCGTTTTCTAAAAAGTATTCATCATGTACTCCTTCATAGCAGTCTTGTATATCCCAATCTTGTTGATGACTAAAAGGTATAACTCCAGTTGCTCCTGTGTCTTTGTCTAAGTCATCAAGTGGAATGATAACTTGTATGCCACAGATATCATTGTTTTCTCTTTTGTTGTATTTCTCAAATCTATGCGGTGTATCTATATGAGGACCTACCCATCTACTTGGTCCATTTATTGTTACAATATCACTTGCATAAAAGGTTGCATCAGTCAAATGCTTTTTGATCTCAGGATAGATAAGTTCATGTATCTCTTTAACTTCGTCCCAATCATCTGTGAGTTGACTCCACCATACAGCAATGCCAAACAGTTTCTTACACGCCTCTGCTTCTGCATATTGCTTTTTATGTGTGGATGCTCTGACAGGGTAGAGTTCATCTTTTCTGTTGTTTATACGTTCAATAAGGCTGTCTGAGATGATATCATTAATGATATCAAAGCCACGTTCATCATGTGATAATTTAGATTTGTTACCAAATATCTTTTCCCAATTATTGGCATAGGTTTGTTGATCGGTTCCTTTACGGCGTCCTGATCCTTTTCCTCCGTGCCATTGAGTCATGCAGTATCCTTTGTTTCGGGCCTTGTTACATCATCCATATAGTAAATAGGAACATCTTTAATCGGCTGTTCTTTATGTATTTCTCCTAGCATAACAAACCCTACTACTAGTAATGTAAGTACCATTGCAATGATACCCATTATTGCTTTTCCTAACATATGTTCTTCTTCAGTCATCTCCACCTCGTTTCTAACCATGTGCGTTCTTCATCGCCGGCTAGGTAAATTCTTTTTTGTTTATGATCTTCTTCGTTAGACCAACACCAATGTTCATTGAGTGTATTATATGTACTGTCATTATATTGTGCTAGGCTTACGTAGTTGTGCAGTTCATGTACTCTGTCATAGTCTTTTAAATCACAACTAGGTCCCCATGTATCCCAGCACCAGTCACGTAATTGATTAAACTTAATAATTTTTGCTAAGTCTGATTGTGCTAAGGGTCTAGGACTAAAACGTTCATATTGAGGTTTAATAACAGTAGTACACATCCACGTAAAGATATCATTTCCTTTCCATCTACCGTCTAACCTAAAAAACTTTATGTCTAATCCGTCAGTCATTAATACCCTGCTTGTTTAAGTAATTCTTTTACCTCAGCAACATCCTCGTTATTGCGTTTAAATTTTATCGCCCACTGTTCAGGATCAATGTATTCTAATACCATTTTTTGTTGTACTGTATCCAACTTACTTAAAAACTTTGTACCAGATTGACTTTGATATAAAGACCAAGGAGATATTCTTCCTGTTGTTACTTCATAACAGATTCTATTTGGAGCACCATATCTAAATGCATCTTTACTTTCTATTTGATCATCTTTACAAAGTTCGATAAGTGTCTCCATGCTACGAGCAATAGCATCTAATGGATCTTCATGCCTAAGATATTCGATAATAAATTTAGTGTAGTTTTTATCACTAGTCCAACTATCTATTCTGATTTGATTTTTAAGCAACCAGTCTGCATAACGATTAACATTAATACATCTTGTATTGACACAGTAATGACCGAACTTAACAAAGGCTAGATAATAAGAACTTTTAGTAAAGTCTATGTAAGTCTTTTGTTTTTTACTAGAAGTATTTTGTGCATAGAAATTTAACCATGCGTTAAAACCAATACGATTACCCTTAAGATTTCTATCTCCATATCGGCGTTTCTGTTCGCAAATATGTTTGTCAATAGTACTCTCTTTTGCAAAACTTCTTCCGCAAAAGTCGCAACCAAATTTAGTTGCCGAGTTCTTTTTCGTATTCTTCGATTTCATTATCTGTAACGAGTTCACTAAGTAATTCTACCTCATCAAATTTTA